GAGTTTGTAATAACTCCACCTGCACCGTTGACAGTTACCCAACCGTGCTTTTCCCTTGCCTCAGCCTCTTTCATACGAATGAGGTTATCTGTGATGGAATCAGACTTCACTTTGTTAGCCTTTGCCTCCCCTTCGGCTTTGATTACGGCATTATCTGCTTCAGCTTGGGCTTGGACTTTCTTAGTCTCAGCTTCTACTTCAGCTTTAGCTTTTTCTTGCTTAGCCGTATCGATTTCCTTTTGTTTAACGCTCTCATTCTTGATTGCGTTTTCTATCTCATCTCCAGCATCTTGGTCAGTGATAGTAAAGGAAACAAATTCAAGGTCGTAAGACTCAAACTTATCTTTCAAAGCCTTATCAATAGCCTCGTAGACCTCTGTCCTCTTGTTACCTAAGATATCATAGATATCATAGTCACCTGTAACTGATTCAATTGCCCTCTGCACTGCAGGGGATACTACACTATCATTAACAGTATCTAATGTAGTGTAGTTGGAAAACACGGTCATGGCTTTTTCTTTGTTTACACGATACTTGACGTCAATGTTAGTGTTCAACCACTGACCGTCTTTGGTCTGGGTTGTAATCTTTTCCATCGTCTTAGTTTGAACAGACGTTGGAAGAGTGTACACAGTATCAACGAATGGGATTTGGAAGTGATACCCTGTTTGGAGGGTTGTGTCTTGGACACCTCCAAATGCACTCACTCTAACACCTACAGTATTTGCTGGGATTCTCTTGACTGCTAGTACCCTAAATAGGACTAAGGATAGGATAATTAAGAAGATATAAATACCTTTCTTAACACCTTTAGGGATTTCGGGAAGTTCTTTGAACTCCTTGTAGTTTTCATTTTGATACATATTGTTGCACCTCAAAGTTTTATTAGTGATAACTTTAGTTTAGTTAGCACCAAACAGTCAATACTTAGCTTTGGAAAATATTATTTGTTTGCTACCAACTAATACAGAGGAATACCAACTAATAAGTATAATATTAGTTTACAATAACTTAGGTGAGGTTACAATAGTCATTAAGAACCTCACCTAAAGTAATGTATAGTATCTTTAACTAAAATGAAATATAAAACTATTAATTACATTTTACAGAATTACATACTTTTTCGTTAGTGCTGTACAGAATGTTTATAGAATTCTCTAAGTCACTACCCTCTTTGAGGATTTCTTTCTCTTCCCTTAATACCCCAGTGTAGAACGAGAGTACTCTAGGCTCAGCCTTAGGTTCGAAGTTAAGTGTCTTCTCAACTTGTTGATAGAAGAAATGTAATTCTTCGTTCGATTTTGTTCTTTCTTTTAGTTCATTGCTAAAAGCCATAAGTGCTTCTTTGTAAGACATAAGTAAATCCTCTTTGAAAGTAAAAATAACTAACTCTAAACTAATATAACTGAAACAAGTACAAAGGTTTCTATTTTAGTAGAAATTAGATTGCATATTAGATAAAAATTAGCGATACTTTAACATAAAAAGTTTAGTCTATTTAGTTAGGCTAAACAAATAATCAAAGTTTAAGAAAAAATTTGATACGGGGTAATTTTAACTAACTTAAGATACCCCAACAGCCTCTTTTGCAAGTTGGTCTACCAAATCATTAACCTTTACACCAGTATGGCTTCTAACCCATATAAGATGGATATGGTTAACTCCGTGTTGTTTTGCATACGTTAAGACACGTCTAATATAATCTGAGATAGGTGTGTCACCACCAGTACCCCAACAAGCTTGACCTCGAACTACTACAGTCTTAGGAGCTGACCATCGAACTATACCCTCGTAGTCGCAGACTATTGTAATTGCAGACAACCTACTATCAACTGCCATAGAGATAGCCGTCGCATAAGCCATAACCTCACCTGCCACGTTACGAGATTGAGCGAACTCTGGTTTGTTGCCACTAATTCTCCTAGTGTCTAGTAAGTTCTTAGCGCTATCATATACTGCAACACCACCACCGTAAACACCAGTCTTTGCGTTAAATGAACCATCTACCACAAAGACCGTACCATGTAGGTTTAAGGAGAAAGGGTCGGTGTCCTCAATCAAGCGAATTGTCCCACCAATACCTTGCTCGTTTTGGTAGGGGATTACCTTCTTCTGACTAACTTTAGCAACCTTACCGTTGATAAATGCTTGAGCCTCTTCCATAGTGGAGAACTTCTTGAACTGTGCTTTAGGCATTCCGTTTACGATTGCTTTACATTCGTCCCAAGTAGTAACTACTTGCTTTGTATTTTTAATAGCGTAATAATTAGTTTTAGCCATAAAGACCACCAATTTCCAATCTTTCTAAATAACTATAAAACTATTTTACTACTTCTCAGCTAAAATTCCAATAGCTATGATGCTTAAAAACCATACTCCTGACAGTATGATGTAAGTAGAGTCATCGATGTGAAGATACCCACTTAGCTCTGATATAGAGAGCAGATAGATAACTAACCAAAAGACAATGTAGAGGTAAGTTATAACCTTTACATTATCTGCATAGTTCTTTAATGGTTTAAATCTGCTACCATCTTTGAAGATGCCTTTAGACTCTGCAATATAAAGAAACACAAGGAAACCCAAGTAAAGACCTAATGAGAAGATTATAACCATATATGAATACCCCTAGACGATAAGCCAACGATAGTGACCTAAACCACTCTTAATCTGAGAATACCCATAACTAGGTAACTCATAGTAGATAAAGACAGTTACTTCCATAAGGAAAACCATTCCAACTAAAAGAGCATACTGTGTAGTAGGGTAGTTAAGAGACTGCATAACATTTATAATAATAATGTAACTTAAAGTTACTACCATCTTGTAAGAAGATTTCCTTACAAGATAGTTATTAAGCCACCTTAAGTTATACTTGAAGTCTTCGTTAAACAAAGCTTTAGTAATTAGTAAAGATAAGGAACTAATTACATTACGAGTAACTAATACCCAAGCTAAGATAAAGATAACTGTACTAAAGTCCATTTGAAGCACTCTTCTTGTCTAAGTCAACTGCACGACGATAATAATCTGTTAATACTATTTGAAAGACTTGTTCCATAGTAAAGGTTGCTTGCTGTAGTACACCTTGCTTTTCTTTATAGTTGAAAGAAAAGAAAATAATAGCCAACTTAAAGCTCATTACTAAGGACAAACCTAAAGCGAAGTTTTCTTCGACAGACTTTAGAAATCCTACCTCTTGCAATGTAGATAGATACCCTACTAGGATTGCTAGAAGAAACTCTACAATTAGAATAGGGTAGAGAACCCTTAACTTACTTTTCCATGAAATCATTTTTTTATTTCCTTCCATAAACCAATTCCCTACCAATAAGTACTTAAACACCTACCATCTAATCTAACAATAGATAACCAACACTGACCAATAGGTATATTAGTGAAAGGTGATGCTACTTCTCTTCCATTACTTAAAGTTTCTGGATAGCTAAGAAACTCAATAATATTGTTACTTAAAACCCTTGAATATCTAGCTGGTTGCCAGTAAATACGAGAAAGAGCAAAATATTTAGGGGAAGATACCAGTTGTTTATCGTCAATTACTATAAAACTACCTGCTCTAAGTTGAGGACTCCACTCGTCATAGAACTTTTTGGATACTTCTCGTGCTACAGTGAAGTAAGTCTTATTTACAGAATAAACAACTCCACTATAATCTCTACCCTTGCCATAGTTTTTAATATTAAGGTAAGTGTTTACTTGAATTGTTTCTTTGAAACTTGACAGTGATTTTGACATTTTGGATACCCTTACTCCATACCTTCTAACTTAGACTCTTCAATCAAGATTCCAAGCAACTCGATAATGCTAGAAATACCTTTATCAAACTGCTCCTTCTTGTCTAGGTAGGCTGTTAAGATTTGAGCCTCGTTGAGAATCATTCTTTGTGTTACATTTAAGTCTGGGAAGTTCTCTTCAGACACTACTGGAGCAATCTCAAAGTAGTTCTCTCGACTACCCACCAAGGGGCGACACAACCTAATGTAGTTATAAGATTGACTAGCCTTACGTGCCCAGTTGATTGCCTTTTCTAAGTCCTGCAAACCACCCTTATGTTTGTAACGTATTACATACTCAACTACCGTTGAGATAGTATGAGGGAAAAGTGACTCAAGAGTGAAGTCCCAAGACTCAATCTTGTTTTGCATGTAACGTTCTGGGTGAAGTAATTCTTCGTTTTTTACATATTTTTCTGACATATTAACTCCTAAGCGTTTCGACACACCTCTTCAATTAGCTGGCTCATTACCTTAGCTTTAAACTTCTCAGAACAGTAAAGTTCATACTGACGTGGCGTAGTATACTTTAAGAAACGTTTAAAGCCTACATTGGTGCTAGGAAAGTCGCTTCTACGAAGATACTCACCACAAGACCAAAAAGGAAAGCGACCTGAGTTACGGAAACGAGCAAACTCTTGAATGATTTTTACCCATAGTAGGTAAACTTGCTCAGTTTGAGGGTCAACATTTATAGTAGAACCGTCATATTTAGTGTAATTAGACATTAGATACCCCCATACTGCGAGGAAATAACGCAGAAATCTTTCTTGTCAGCTCTATCAATATACAAGCTATACAGGAAGTAACTGTTAGCAAAACTTTTAGTAAAAGCATCTAGAGTATGTTTTAGTTTCTGACCTAACTCTAGAGAAGATCTTCCTCTAGCTGAACCAGTAACAACAAGAGAATACAAATATTCGTTTTCTTTGTAACCTTGAAGATTTTTCATCTCCTTACCCTTTATACGTTTGAAAGATATCCTAATAAGGTCTTCGGAATATAAGTTATCATACCTTAAAGAATAGATACGATCCTTTAATAATATCTCCTTAAAATCTAACTCCATAACAGGTGGTAGAATTACATCTTTAAAACTGATATTTGCAACCAAACTAATATTAAAGTTATGCATTGAATACTCCTTTACTTCCAAATAGGTGGGGTCATGGCTTCTAGCAATACCCCGTTGCAAGCAATAACCAAGTAAGTTAAAACTATCAAACCAACAGTATTATAAATAATTAGACCTAGTTCTAAGTTTTTGTCGAAATTATTAGTCAAATGAGAATAAGACTCGAAATAAACTGCAACAAAGAACCAAGTAATAATCAACACTGCAAAGACAGGAAGTAATACATACTTAGCACCAAAGATACCAGTTACTACCATACCCAAGACAATCCAAGTAGGTAAAACTAATAATGGACACCAAGAAGTGTAAAAATATAGTGCAGATTTAATAGATTTAATCACAGTAGATACTCCTTTAGCCATAGAAATCTCTGTCAGATACATACTCAAGGCGTCTCTCACGTTGGTTGTAATGGTAGTAACTACCCAAACGAACTGAGCTTTGTTTTGAGTACTTGTTTTCTGAGATAGATGAGAAGATTACAAGATTTGCACAAGACTGAGTAAGGACTTCGCTAAGTGCTTTGTGAACTAACTTATCTACATCTTTGTCAGAGTAAGCATCTGCATGAGCCATAATTGACAAATGATAAGATAAAGTAGAACGCTCTGCATCGTCATCACGAAGGACGAACCCTAAGTCAGTTGCTTTCTTCAAAGATACCGAGAATTCACTAGGTAAAAATATGCATGGGGAAGAAAATAACCAATTGTTTAACCTTGCCTTAAACTTGTGAGCATCTTTTGATAAAGACTCCTTACTAGAGTAGGAAAAGATAATACCCCCGTTAACGAAAAACGTACATATTGACTCATAAGTAACCTCCTATTTCTTTTCGAATATACAAACACATTTTGTGTCAAACGGAACTGAATCCAACTTAAAGTATTTCTGTAGATATACCAAGTAACTATCATCTTTAGATGCGTAGCTACTCTGTAATTCTAAGTAGTCCTTCCAAGGAGAAAGAATCCACTTATTAAGTGCACCAGTTACGTTATACTGCTCTCTTGACTCACGACTTAACGAACCCAATCCCCAAACTGTGTGAAACATAATCTCATAAGCGTCTTTTACGTTAGTTACGATAGAGCCGTCTTCATTTACCCTAACGTCACCGATAATTGAGTTTCTTTGAAGTTCATGAATCCAAGTATTTATTTCTTCTTGAACTTGAGTTGATACAGGTTGGAGAGTAAAGGACTCCAAGTTATCTGGATTTGCCCAATCACGGATAACTAAAGATCCACCCTGTTTTAGACAACCAACAAGCATTGAGATAGTTTCTGTACGCTCTTGACGGTTAAGATAACTTATAATCTCGTGGAAAACACTAGACAGGTAAATAACGTCGAACTTGATGGTTTTGTTTAACAAGTCACTCTTAGTTAGAACGGATACCCCCATACTAGAGAGCTCTGTTTGTACAGTCGTAGAAATATCGTATGCATAATATTCAGCGCCAGTGGAAACTACCTCAGATATGAACTCAGGTGAAATACCTGAACCAAAATCTAGAAGTTTAACACCTTTACCTAAAAAAGGTTCAACCACTTTAAATTTTGAGTCAGCAGTTTTGTTCATTCTCTGAATATAACTATCACTATTACTTACATAATTATCCATGAATACCCTCTTAGTTTGCTTCATTATTGCAGATATCAATTGTTAGATTTCCATTTTTGAAGAAATCTAATAACTTGGTCTACTTCCGACTCATTTAGCCAGTATGCACCATAGTCATAAGAACTTCCATCACATGAACCTTTACGTTGACAAGTAACAAAGACCTTATCATCTTCATCTGTTATAGAGAAAACTCCTTTATCATCTTCAAATTCCAAATCTGCAACAGACATGTTTAAGTACCCCCATTTTAATTATGTACCTTGCAGGGCTCGAACCTGCGGTGACTCGGTTATGAGCCGAGGGCTTTACCATCTAAGCTAAAGGTACTGAATCACTATCAGCCACAACATTCTAAACTCTAACAAGGAATCACCCTCAACTAAGCCCGTTGTACTTAATAGTGTAAGCTCGGTCTCGTGCACCACAGTTGATTAGACTGAGTACCCATAGGTTGGCTTGATGCACCCTACTGGAATCGAACCAG